GAAATGGTTGGACCATGGTGCGGAATTTCCACACTGCCCGCGAAAAAGACTCACTGAGTCTCATTCCACTCAACACTGAGTCCGCATTCCGTAAATGGCTATATGCCGTTGGTGAGTGCGGGTTGGCGTTGACGAGTGGGGTGCCAGTGTTCCAAGAGATGTACCGGATGTACATGCGTAATGGGGTTTCCTCAAACATACGCCGTCATCCATTGATGCATACCGGAGCCTGGTTGATGTCGCAGGGTTTGGAGTCCAAAGTCACTCTGGTAACACCAGAGGCTCGGGTTTCGTTTTTCGAGGCCTGGGATGTGACCCCAGACGAGCAAGTGGCTCTTGAAGAAATCTATGCCCATCAGGTCCTTGACTACGGTCTAAGGGCCGTTGATACAGTGCAAGAGATATCAAGCCAGAACTTGTAATGTATGGAAACTTTTGCGGTCCCTACTGGTCCGATGGAAAGTGGCAAGAGAGTGTCATTCCAACGGTTCCGGCAGATGATCGCCTGGATGAGACGTGCCGTGTCCACGATGAAGTGTACGCGAGGAGGGGTGACCTGCGAGAGGCAGACTTCAACTTCTTTCGCTCAAACTTCGGTATGGGACTAGCTGCAACCATGTTTGCAGTGCCCGTCGGCATCCAGGGATTATTCAGGGCCCGTGATTTTGAGAGTCAGACACCAACTACAACTCAAGATACACCATCACACACCAGACAAAAGATGGCACCCTCCAAGCAACGAGTGAACCTGCGGGGTTCGTTGCCGAAGAACAACAACAACAACAACAACAACAACAACAAAGGGAAGATGAGCCAACCCCTCAATGGGATGGATATCACGAGATCTATGCCCCCAACTTCCATTGGAACCACAATCCGAGCGACTCGCATGAAAATGACACGCTCGACGGAATCCGCCCGCCTGCATGGTAGGGATTTTATCGGAACCGTTGAGTGCAATGGCGTCGCGACATTCGGGCTGGGAAAGAGCGCACTGCTCAGCCCAGCGTATTTCCAATCAACAGTGCTCGGTAACTTAGCTCGATCATTCGAGAAGTACCGTTGGAACCGCTTGCGGATCTGCTATGTGCCAAAAGTGGCAACAACAGCAGTTGGGCAGGTGGTCCTATGTAGCCAACGAAGCGTTAGCGAACCATGCCTAGCCGGCGAAGCGGGAACCTTCCTGCCCCGTGCTATGAGCCAGGGCAACGCGGTGTTCTCACCATTGTGGACACCGAGTTGCATTGACATTGATTGCCCCGATGAGTGGCACCTTGTCGACCCCACCATCCACGTGGACATTGACGACTCCATCCATGAGGAGTTGCAGGTGTACACGCAATCCAGCATTGCTGGTCAGGTGGGGTACCTGTTCGCAGAGTATGACGTGGAGTTCAAGGAACCCATTTACCAGCCGCATAGCACTGCGATCCCGCTTTTCACGGGACCAGGTCTCCGAGCAACGTTGACGTCGAATCTTTCGATTTCGGCCTTCAATGCTCTCATCTTTTCCGATCCAACGGCCGCCCTCGCGAGTAGTACCGCGGGCACGATTTATCGTGCGGCCTTTGACTTGCAGGGGAGTGTCGCCCCAACAGGGGCCCCCTTTGCTTCCGGTTTTTCCACCAATACCGTGGTGCGGACCAATACTAACACTAGTACTGGCGGCACTGTGGTCACGCAGCCCATCATTGGTGGTATTACGCTGTACCTTGTGTACGGTAATAGTACCAGCATTTATGCATATACCTCTTTGGAGGCTGCGGTGAATGGAGGTGGTACCGGTCAGTTATACTCAGCTGTATCTTCGGTCATCGGTTCTTGGAACTTTGATCTGGCCCTGGTACGGATTGGAATTGCCCAGTTGCCAGCTGTACAGTAGATTGTTGTGCGTTATAGGTACTCATAAAATCGGGAATGAAAACCCGTACCTCCTGAGTTGAAAGTCAGCCGCCCCGTTTTAGGGAGCGACAGTATAAGCCATCGACACTATGTCAAAAACAACCCCTCGTGGCGCTTGCGCCAAACTTTATATCTAAATTTCTTTGGGCATTATCAAAGTGAATATCCGTTGCAACGGTTCCGACTATGGATTCTAGGTCGGTACTGGTACCCGTTGCATTCGAAAAGGTTTCCAATTACAGTTATTAGTCACAATATACAAACAAACAACCCATACATATCTGAAACGAGGGAGAAATCCATTCATGCATCAGAAGCCACCCTGTAGTTCAGGGGTGGTGGATACACAGATCCGACACCCAAAAATAGCTAAATGCTTGCGGGGGGGTGTTGGCGGAC